TGCGGGCGCGGTGGCGGGCGCGGAGCGGCCGGCCGGGGCGTAGGCTTTGATTTCGTTGCTGTCTTCGTAGCCGTTGTCGCCTTTGCGAACGGTGACCGTGATCATGACTTCCTTGTAGTGCAGTTGTTCAGTGTCATCGATTTTGTCGAGGCCAACTGCACGCATGATGCTTGCTAGGTCTCGCTTAGCAATATCGACAGCGGTGGGGTTGGGGTTAACGAGGTTCAGTCGATCCCAGATCTTTCGATCAGTGTGCTGACCATCGGTGATCTCCCAGACCAATTGCAGGTACTGACCAGTGCCAGCGCGAGTCGGCTTCATCTCACTCTCGGTGATCATCGCCTTGTAGTCACCAGCAGGGATAGGGCCGTACTTGCTCGGGGCCGGCGCCAAATCAGGCGCGCTCGTTACGTCAAATGCAAAACTCGTCATTTCGTTTCTCCGTTGATTGCGGTTGCTATTGCTTCTTGGAAGGCCGACCAAGACAGGTCGATCTCGTCGGGTAGCCCGTAGCGATTTTTCGCTACGAACCCAGGCTTCTCGTTTGCGCAGAGCACACGCTCGCCAGTGCTCACGCCGCGCACGCGCGTTTGTCCAAAGCCCTTATCTTCTTTCTTCGTAACCACTACATGCTTCGCGAACAGCACGGCATCAACGCTCTCTTGCACGAGGCCGCTCGCCTTCGCATGCAGCTTGATTTCGTATCGGTCGTATGTGTCGGAGTCGGGCGACTCAAACTTACGGATGTGGGTGTGCGCGATCATAATGACCGCCATGCCCTTCTTAGCGCGGAGCGCGTTGAGCGCCGCCATCAACTCGCGCCAATAATCGAGCGCGAACACGTAGCCCTTGCCGTAACCGAGTTTCTCGATCGAGTCGATGCCCTGGGTCTTGCACACCTCTTTCCAGATGATCGGTTCGAGGTGATCCAGGCTGTCGATGACGAGCGTCTCGTAGTCATGCTCGTGCTCAATGAGAGTCGCGATAGCCTCTAGCGCCTCAGCAAAATCTTTGATTTGCGGGAAGGCGTTTATTTCGAGCGTGCCTTCGCCGGCTTCTGTCTGCAGGAACACTGGGTTCGGGGCTTGCGCGCCGAGCGTCGTCTTACCGACACCGGCTTGCCCATACACCACGATGAAGGGCGGCTTGAGGCCGCTCGTCTTCTTGATTGCTGATAAATCAAACGCCATCGTTCACCTCCACAGTCACGTTTGGTTTTGCGGGGGTGGCGGTGATCGCGTGGGCAAAGATCGCGTAGACCTCGGGCTCGTTGTTGCGCAGGTACTTGAGGCGCGGCTCATCGAGCAGCTCTTTCAGTTTTAGCGGCAACAAAGCCTCGGGGATTTTCTGGCGCACCTTGAGCAGCTTGGTGCCGTCAAGCTTGTAGTTGGTTGAGTTTTTGAGGACAACCTTCTTGCCCATTGGCGTGTGCGTGGTCGCGCTGCCTTCTTCTCGTGCGTTCAGCAGGGGAATTAAAGATTGTTCGATGCGAAGAAGCTCAGCCTGGTTGCTCTTAATGAGCTGCTTCATCATCAGCCATTGGTCGGCCAATGCATCGATAGAGGGTTGGTTCGTTTGTGTTGCGTGTTGCATCGTCTCTCTCCGTTACGTCGTGTCAACGAAGGATAGACGAAAAATGTATCAGGTGTAAACCAATATTTTACATCATGCAGAATGGGCCTGCGGTACGGCCTGGAGCATCGGCCAATTGATGTAGATATTTTTCTTCCTGCCGTACTCTCGAAGCAAATTGTGCAACCGCTCTGGCACGTATCGAACATGAACAGCGTTCTGATAGCAGCAGCAGATTGAGAGCGTGTAACCCTCGGCGATCAAAACGCCGTTGGTGGTAATCGCTTTTTGAAACACTGGGTTTGTTTCAATGCTCTTTTGAATCGCCCTGTTGTCGAGGAACCGAGACCAACTCATAGGCCGATTGGCAAGGCTGTACAGGTCTGGCCGATCGTCGTCGTTGATGATGAAGTAGGTGGTGCCGTAGGCGTTGGTGCCTGCCTGCCTCAGTTCGCTTAGAAACGTTTCGTCGATCGTTTGTTTGATTTCTTTTTCTGCAATTCTATTTCGCATCACTCGAAGGCCGTCCAATTTGTCGAGCCTTCAAGAATTGATTTTTAACCATCAACAGCGCCTCAAATTCTTCATCGCTCAGTAAGTCGATATCACCGAACTGATCGGCGCGAGTCGTTTTGGGCGCGCCCTCGAGGAGAACCTCCTCAAGTAACCAACTTGGTGCAACGTTAAACAGTTTTGCTATCGCCGCCACTGCGGATCGTCGGGGAAGTCGCGACAGGTCTTTCACTGCTTCGCTTTCCCATCTTGCGATTGCTGCATGACTAGTTGGCTCACCCAGTTTAGTCAGCTCGTTCGCCATGGTTCGCAGGCTCATGCCGCGAGCCTCGCGGAGTTTCTTGAGCTTTTGCGCAAAGGTTTGGCTCATTGCTGTTTCCATCGGAGTGGGCAAGAACTGTAAACCAAAGCTATACAGACAAGCAAGAAATCGTTTTTTAACAAATTGATAGGCAAATAAAAAGAGTCAAACTAAAAGTTTACACAGTGGACAGTTAGGCGTTACGATGGCGCCTTCACCAGGGAGGCAAGACATGACACCTAACAAGGTATGGGACGAGATCAACATCAGCCAACTCGCGAAAGATTTAGACATTACGCGCATGGCGATCTATCGGTGGCGTCGATCTGAGCGCGGTATCCCAGACCGTCGAATCATACAGATCGAGCAGGCGACGGGCATCGATCGGGCTGAGCTTCGCCCGGACTTGTACAAAAGATGAGCGAGGCAATAGCGATGGATCGCAAAGACTGGGCATGGGATCTCTGGCAGCGAGGGCTCACGGTCTTGCCCGCGCATCCGATTCAAAAGCGGCCGCTCGTGAGCTGGGAGCGATACCAGGTCGAAGAGGTCAGCGAAGACCTCATGAACTATTGGACGAGCTCTGCGAAATTTTCTGAGTGCAACTGGGCGCTCGTAACCGGCAAAGAATATGTCGTTGTCGATGCTGACTCACTCGATGCCATGATTTGGGTTGAGAACAACCTGCCGTACACGCCACTCAAAGTGAGCACCAGCAGAGGCAAACACTTTTATTTTAAAGCGAACCCCGAATCTCCGGTTCGATCGAGCGCCAACCCAGACTCGAAGATCGACGTGCGCGGGCAGGGCGGCATCGTCATCGCGCCTGGCTCTATTCATCAAAGCGGTAAGACTTACACGATCGAAAAAGAAATCGGCATCGATGATCCGTTCGATGGTGTACCGATGTGGCAAGCCAATTTTGCAGACTTGATCGATGCCGAGAATAAACCGACGAACGTCGTCGCGATTCACGGCGGGGCGCAAGGCGGCTGGCACGAGCGCATGATCAGGGAAGTCGGCAGCAAGGTGCTGCGCGGCTACACGGACGAGCAAATCCTCGCAGAGGCGCCGGCCTGGACAGAGCCAGGCTATACGGTTGAGGAAACGCTCGATGAGTTTCAGGTCGCGATCGATGGCGCTCGCAAAAAATGGGCTGAGACCATTGCGCGCAGGAATGCAGAAAAAGAACAGGAAGTCGCGACAGCGAACGAGGCGCGGCGCGCAGCGCTGGCGCCGAGACCGTTTGTCCTAGCAGACCCGGCCGCGATCCCGCCCAGGCAGTGGGTGTACGGGCGCCACTATATAAGACGCTTTCTGAGCGTGACGGTCGCGGCGGGCGGCTCCGGCAAGACCGCGCTCACTTTGACTGAGGCGCTGGCGATGGCCGCGGGCAAGGACTTGCTAGGCACAGAAACGCTGCCTCGCCGGGTTTGGGTTTGGAACCTCGAAGACCCGCTCGAGGAACTGCAGCGACGCATCGCAGGCATTTGCCAGCACTACAACGTCAAACAAGAAGACTTTGCAGACCGGCTGTTTGTGAACAGTGGTCGCGACAGCAAGCTTTTGATCGCTGAGAGCGAGCGCGGCGAAGCCGCGCTGACGCCCGCGGTCGATGAGATTATCGATTTCATCAATGCGCACCGAATCGACGTGATTATTGTCGATCCTTTTGTCAGCTCGCACAGGCTTAACGAAAACGACAATGGTCAGATGGACCTGGTCGTCAAAGCCTGGGGGCGAATCGCCGACCAGGGCAATTGCTCGGTCGAGCTGGTTCACCACGTCAGAAAGGCGCAAGCGGGACAATCGGCAACCTACGGCGACGCTCGCGGAGCCTCGGCTCTTACGGACGCTGCCCGGCACGTTCGCCGGCTGCAGAGAATGACGGCAGAGGAAGCGAGGCTTGCCGGGATCGACGAGCGCGAGTTTTGGCAGTACTCGCGCGAAGCCGACAGCAAAGACAACCTGGCACCTCCGAGTCGCGACAGCTCATGGAGGAAGATGGTGAGCGTGGAGATCGCGAACGGGGACTCAATTGGCGTGATGGAGCCCTGGCAATGGCCTGATGCGTTTGAGGATGTGACGGCCGAGGATCTGGCGCGCGTGCAGACGCTCGTGCGCGACGGCGAATGGCGCGAGGACGTGCGCTCGAAGAGCTGGGTCGGGCTTGCAGTGGCGCAGGTGCTCGGCTGGGACGAGCGCGACGAGAGCGTGAAGAGCAAGATAAAGACGATGATCAACACTTGGGTTGGCAACCGGGAATTAAAGGTGGTGGAGCGAGCAGACGCAAAGAGCCGTGTACGGCGTTATATAGAAGTAGGAGATGCTCCCTCATGGATGACGGACTTTTAAGATGCAACGTATGCAAAACCGACAAACCCGAAGCCGATTTTTACCCCAGTGAAGCCACGCTAAAGGGCTACAAGCGCTGCAAGCTTTGCTGGCGAATGATGCGCCAGAAGCGAATCAACGACGACCACGAGAGCTATTTGAAGCTCCTGTTTGGGCAGCTCAGAAGCAAGAGACGCTCCCAGGACTTCGAGTGGGAGATCGAATACGAAGACCTGTTATCGATCTGGGACGCCCAAAAAGGCAAGTGCGCGCTCTCGAATCTCAACATGACGCACCATCGAAGGGGCGGGAAAAAGCTGCCATTTAACGCATCTATTGACCGCATCAACCACAACGAAGGATACGTTAGGGGCAACGTTCAGTTGGTCTGTAACCAGGTAAATACCATGCGTCATACGCTCAACATCGATGAATTTTGGTGGTGGATAAAGACCATTTGGGAGCACCAAAATGGCTAGTTTTGACCAGTTGCGTTCTCCAGTTCTCCAGTTGTTCTCCAGTTGGCGAAAAAGACTGGAGAATCGTTATAAATCAACGACTTACCGCAAAGTTTCTCCAGTTCTCCAGTTTGTTTTTTCTCCAGTCTCTGTAAGTCATTGTTTTTTAACGGTTTCTCCAGTTCTCCAGTTGCCCTATATATATAAATATATAACTGGAGACCCTACGGGGTCTCCCAGTCTATTTATACATATTGGTATGGGCGCGACGGCGGCGGCGAAGCCGCTCGCGAAGCAGGATTTCGCAACTCGATGGCGGGCGGTTAGGATTTGCGCGAAGCCGGCCAGGAGGGCGCGATGGCAACAGTGAAGATTGAGGTGACAGATTTCGAAGCGGGCATGACGCTCACCGTCAAACTCGATAACGAGGAGTATGTTTACGAGATCGATGACGGCGAGCCCGACGAGGAGCCCGGCGAAGCCGGGGGCGACGAGGCGGCGAGCCTAGAGGTGAAGCGGTTCGCGTTTGGGGGCAAGCGTGGCTAGCGCGCTCGAAGAGCAGTTCGCTGCGCAGCTCGATGCGCTGGGCGTGGTGTACGAGCGCGAGCAGATGCTGGTGCCTGGCCGGAAGTTCAGGTTCGACTTTGTGATCCCGCAAGCGACGTTGGTGTGCGAGATCGAGGGTGGGACGTGGGCTGGTGGGCGACATACGACCGGCGCGGGCTTTCGCAAGGATTGCGAGAAGTACAACCTGGCCGTTGAGCATGGCTATGCCGTGTTGCGTTATACCTCGGATATGGTGAAGAACGGGCTGGCCGCCGAGCAAGTGAGACGATATCTGGACGCTACGTGCGCTGAGACGCGCGTAGAGGCCGTGTGAGACGTTTTATGAACTGTCCAATATGCCAGGGTAGGTCAGAGGTAACGCACACTCAGAGGCGATCTGAGAGCGTTTTAAGGGATAGGCGCTGTAAAGTCTGTGACAACACGTTCAACACCTTGGAAATGTTTCATGTGAAACGTAAAGGTGAACAACGGAAACAGTTAAAATCGACAGCAAAACCAGCGAAGACTGTGCGCGACCTGAGACGCGCTGCAGAGCCAATGAGAGAGCGCGAGTACGACGATGAGTTCTACGTCATCGATGACCTGGAAGCGGTGTCAGACGTGTTGAGAGAGATGGGAGTGGATGGATATGAGCGGTAGACCAATCATGCGGGCGGCAATGAGAAAGATCGACGAGCAGGGTGGAGAGGATTTGTTCGATCAGCTCGCTGGCGGCATGACCATGACTGCGCTGGTCAAGAAGATCGGGGTAAGTAAGCGCGTGTTCTACAAATGGCTGAGGTCTGTTGAGGGGCGAGAGGAGAAGTATTATGAGGCGCGGAGGCGATGGGCTGACACGTTAGCAGAGGAGACGCTAGAGATCGCAGACGGGGCGATCGACGCTCACGATGCGCAGGTCCGAAAGCTCAGGATCGATACCCGAAAATGGCTAGCCGCGAGAGCGAATCCCGACAACTGGGGAGAGCGGCGAGATCCATTGCTGAGCATCAATATTCAAGACCAACATTTGGTCGCGTTGCGTGATTTGATCCAGCCTGAAGACTCGATTGTGAGCGATCAGTGACGCTCTCTCGCGCACCGAGAGAGACACGGAATTCACGCGCGCGGGACTCAATTATTTAACATAATCTTGCGTAACGGCGCGGCCTGATCTGGTGCAAATCACAGCGTTAACAGGCTGTTACATAACAGCGCTGCTATAAACGTATCAAAAACAACGACATACGTAGCCTAGAGTGAGACGGTAGGGGTATCGAGGTCCGAGCTCGCTCCCTGGCGCTCAGACCCCCCCCTTCGCGCCTTGCCGGGGGAGGGGGGGGTAGAGGTTAGACCCGCACGCACCGAAAAAAAAAT